GGAGAGAAGCGAGTCTGGTGCCGCGCCGGGGAGCAGCCCGTCGAGTGCTTCGGCTGGCCAGACGACTGTCCCAAGTACTGGCAGCACCGCGCCCGGCAGGCCGAGCGAGGGCGGACCATCTGTGGCCGGTGCGGACACATCGTCCGGGATGGCGAAGGCGCGGTGCCTGTGCGGGAAGTGGTGGGCGCTGACGGGCCCGGGCTGCCTGGTGCTGCGGTGCAAGCTGTGCAAGCGGGACATCGTCATCCGCGGCCGCGACCTGCGGATCGAGTACCGGTGAAGGGGCGAGCCTGAGTGCCACCGATCATCGAGAGGCGGCGGGTGGAGGAGTTCCGGCGGGCCTTCGAGGGCGAGGTCGAGTCGCTCGCGGCGCTCTACCGAAACGCGGCCGCCGACATGCTGGAGGTGTTGGCCGATGCCTCCGCCAATATGCTCTCACGGCAGCGCGCGTTGGCCCACCTGCGGCAGTACCAGGTGATCCTGGCGAACCTGCGCGACGAGGCGGCCGCATGGATCGAGCTGAACGTCCCTCTTGCCTATGACGTAGGTATTCGCTTCGCCGACCTGGGCATTCGCAATATCCGCCGCGCTGGCATCAACCTGCGCCGCCGCGAGCGGGAGGTGTTCTCACAGGTGCATCGGGAGGCGGTCGCGGCCATCGTGGAGGAGATGCTCCGAACCACCGACTACGCGCTGGCGCAGATCGGGCGCCGCGCAGATGACCTGTTCCGTCGCATCGGCGTCGAGGAGGTAGCGAAGGGCGTCGTAGAGGGCAAGGCGCGCATCGAGGTGAGCCGACGGATCAAAGAACGGCTGCTGCGCGAAGGCAGGCCGGTCTTCCTCGATCGGCGCGGCCGGCCCTGGGACCTGGACCGCTACTCGGAGATGGTCGCTCGCACCACGACGCGCGAGGCGATGACACAGGGAACCATCAACCGGCTCCGCGAGCACGGCATTCAGCTTGCCCAGGTCTCGGCCCACCACGCGGCCGACTTCTGCATCTACTACGAGAACGTCATCGTCAGCATCGGGCCGGAACCCCACCCCGTGCACCCGCCGATCAGCGCCATCGGAGGCGGCCCGCCATTCCACCCCAACTGCGTTCACGTGCTCACGCCGTTCGTTGAGCGGCTGGCTACGCAGAAAGAGAAAGAGTCGGGGATCGTCTCGCCTGATCTGCTGAACCGAACTCCCGCGGAGCTGCAGCGGCGATATAGCCAAGGCCGGCGACGGCTAGTTCGTGTAGAAGGGAGGCATCGCTGCGGTAAGCTGTTTGGTAAGTCTAGCGCACAAACCACCCGCGGTGCCCATTGACAGGTCTTCCTTTGTGCGATATTAGCAGAGTGCCTGATACTACTCCTGGACCGCGCTAAGCAGTATCTCTGAGAGAGGGGCAGGTCGGAGCCTACTGAGAGGAGGTAGGCGTATGTGGCCTGAGCGCGCCTTACGAGACGCAGTCTTGAGTTGGCTCATCGTCTCCCTGCTGTGCCTGCTGTTCATCTCAAGTGCGTGCGCCGATGACGGGAACACGAAGGAACTCGGCACAATCGCCCTCGATGACTACTCCCTCGACCCGCGGTGCAGTCTCTGGAACCTTCCACTCGGGTGGAGCGCCTTCTGCGACGGCCTCGAGATGGCGCTGGACGACTTCGGGTGGACGGAGGCAGCCCCATTTCCCATCCGCGACCTGGATGCGACATCAGGCCAGGTGGATGCGGCGGGTCAGGATCTGGGCGATACGGTCGATCTGTTTGTCTGGGCAGGACATTCGTGGCTCTGTGGCGGCGGCAAGAAGGGGAAACCGGGCTACAATCCTGGTGCTGGGCCGGAGTGGGATCGAGATCAGGGCGGATGTCTTCACATGATCTCTCAGCATATCCCTTTCCCTGGTATGCCTGCCTGCACCAACCTTGGGTGCCCCGATCCAGAGTGGGGTCGCGACTGCGGCAATATCAACCATGTCGAATGTCGATGGGGCGAGAACGACAACGAGGTGACGATCGTTGTCACGTGCGAATGGCACAGGAATCTGAACTCTCCTGCGTTGTTCGCGGCGATCAAGAAGATGCAGGCTGGTAACCATCTGATGCTCAGCTTTGCTTCGACAGCATGGTCGACCTGGGATCCGCCGCTAGACCTTCAGGAAGGGTTCAATCTGGGGTCGCTGCTCATGGGCAATCAGGGCGCGGGGCAGCCTCCAGCGAAGATCCGCAGCGCTTGGTTCGGGATCATGGACGACTGGCAGCCGGCCGGTACCATAGCGCGGGTTCACTACTGGCATGGTGACTGCGAGAACGACTATCTGCCAGGCAACTGGCAGAACAAGGGTTTCGGAGGGCAGCCGCCAGTGTGCACTGACGGCAATCTAGCCCAGTTCGTCGCGGACGACTACGTCGCTCGATAGGAGGCCACGATGGGACGGCTACGTGCCAACAAACTGACGGTACTTGCTGCGGCGGCTGTTGTCGCAGGTGGTGTAGGAGTCATTGCTGCTCCGCTCGCCGTAGGAGTTGAGGCCGGGTCCTCGCGGCAACGGCTCAAAGCGGTGCGGCTTCCCGTGCCCGGTAGTATTGCTGCTCTGGACAGATGCGACTTTGCGTGGAGTCCTGCGCTACTGCAGACCTTGCACATATACGAAACACAGGAACTCGCCGTCTACGAGGTTCGTCGACAGCAGGTCCCGCGGGATGAGGCGATGGAGATTGCCGGCCGGCTGGGAGAACGGCCTACCGAACAGGAGTTGTCGGCCTTGCCAGCGATCGCCAGCGAGGGTCTGCCGTACGAGTTTGCGCGTGGCGATTTCACTCTCAGAGTTTACTCTGACGGCAACGTCACTGCCAATTGGGCAGACAGGATCCCCGGATCCGCGGAAGACGGAGCAGCGGCCAAGGCTCTGCCGGACCAGGAAGTGCGGTCTATAGCAGAGCAGTTCGGCGCTGAGTCGGGATTGCTTTCCACTGACTTCGAGTATGAAGGAGTGCGCCCACAACTCATAAGACACTCAACAGAGCCCGAAACTGGCGCGATGCGTGAGCAGGTGCTGGGCTGGTCCACGGTGTTTGTCAGGCACTTCAACGGGTTACCCGCGGGGCATATCAGCATTAGGGTCAATGGGCAGGCCGAGGTCTACTCAGTGGTGCGGAACGCCCGCAACGTCGCGGCTCTGGGCGATTACCCGATGCTCTCGCCCGAGGAAGCTCGCGTCGCGCTGCACTCACCGACATCTCGAGTCGCGGGCATTGATCCGCGGGGTGGTGACTGCACCGCTGTGATTGAGAAGATCGAGTTGAGCTACTACGAAGGACCGGCAGGTTGGACGACAGCCACGCTACAGCCCGTCTATGCATTCGAGGGCATTGCCCACTATGAGAGCGGGTGGACACACGAGTTCACTGCGTTAGTGCCAGCCGTGCGGCCCGAATACATCGAGCCGGTTGTTCCACCTGTGCCCGGAGGGTGAGAGGCCTTAGGGGATGGCGCATCCGAGTCAGGAGAGGATGGTTAGGAACTCCTCGGTACAGTGGTCGCATGGTGCAGGCATGCTGGCAGTGATCCTTGTCGTCGCAGGCCAGCTGGGTCGCGCAGGCGCCGAGGATTTCCGGGAAGTCTACCGCACCCCATTTGGCCTGGCCCGGGCAGTCTCGGCAGACACGTCCGACGGATCTTGTTGGGCCGTGACCGGCGCTAGTGTAATGCATCTTGGTGTTGATGGGACCATGCTCAGCCAGACCAACGGGTTCAGACAGGCGCGGTCCATTGCGTGCAACCCAACCGATGCATCGTCTTGGGTGGCCGATACTGAACACCATGAGGTGGTCCAGGGCTATGACGCGACGACCTACGCGCCGGACCTGATCGTGGATCGCGCACAGATGGCGGTATACGTGGCCAGGGCAGTTGCGGGCGGAGATTCCCTCGTTCCTGACGGGCCGCCGACGGCTACCTTCAACGACGTTCCTACTGGCTACTGGGCCTACAAGTACGTCGAGTACTGCAAGGCGAACGGGATCGTGCAGGGGCATGATGCGGTGACGTATGCTCCTGAGGTTGATGTGACGCGAGACCAGATGGCAGTCTACGTGCAGCGGGCGTTCCAGTTGCCTATGTGATTGGTCGCGGTTCTTCTTCCGACGCAGACGAGCATGGAAAGAGGGTATTGACACCCGACCCGGGTGCGATAGGATAAGTCGAACCGAATACTGATCCGCTGACTCGACATCCGAGAGGCGGGCTTTCCTCAAGCCACTCACCCAGTGACCCTGGGCGGCTTGGAGAGAGCCCGCCTTTTCTGTTGGCCGGCAGCGGTCAGGTGATGTGAGACGTCGCGGGGAGCGATATCCCCGAGAGACGCCCTTCGGCTTTGCTCAGGACAGGCCGCGAGGCGGAGAAACACGGAGGAGATGATGGGCGATCAGGATCAGCAGAACGGCGAGGGCCAGTCGGACCAGCAGAACCAGACCGACGGCCAGAGCCAGAGCAACGCGCAGACGCCGCCGGTGGCTAAGCAGGCTTCACCTGCCGCCATGGCGGCCGCAGGCCTAGCCACCGATGGCACGCAGAGCCAGGTCGATGGACAGTCCAGCGCCGCGGACAGCCCGAGCGACACCGGACAGAGCAGCACCGCGCAGCAGACCCAGACGCCGGGGTTGCAGGCGGGCGCATACCGACTCTCTCTGACCGAGGCCCAGCGCAAGAAGCTTGTCGACGAGGGCGTGCTCGATCTCTCTGACGAGCAGTACACGGGTGGGGTGCGCCACCAGGTCGAGACGTTGCGTAAGCGCGCGACCACAGCCGAGAAGAAGCTCTCGGACATTGCCGCCGCGCAGGCCGAGGCCGACCGCAAGGCACTCGAGGAGCAGGAGCGCTACAAGGAGCTCTACGAGAAGGAGCGCCAGGCGCGGGAGGCCGAGAGCAGCGGCCGCAAGAGCGACGCCATTCGCTCCCGCTTCCTGCTCGCCGCCCAGTCCAAGGGGATCGTTGATCCGGATGTCGCCTACGTCATCGCCAAGACACTGCCTGAGTTCGCGGGCGTGGCCCTTGGTGAAGACGGGGCGGTCGCCGGCATCGACTCGGTGCTCGACTCGCTGATCGGCAGCAAGCCCTATCTGATCTCCCAGCCGAAGGAGCAACCCAAGCCGCAGAGCGTGGGGACGGCGAGCAATCCTGCACCGCAGAATCCGCCGGCTCCCAAGAGTCTGGCCGAGGCCGGGGATCGCCTGGAGCAAGCACTGCGCACCGGCGTGACCTAGCCTGGCAGCCCCGCCGTCGCCAAGGCTATGGCGGGCTAGAGAAGGAGCAAGTAGCAGATGGCTGCAAACACGACGACACTGGCTGAGCTGATCGTTCAGCTCTATCGCGGGCCCTGGGTGGAGGCCCTGTTCACCAACACCTTCCTGCTCACCCGCATTCAGCAGAAGCAGGGAGTGGGCGAGGGCGTGCGCTGGCCGGTGCGCTATGCCGGCAACACCTCCGCCGGGTCGTATGCGGAAGGCGACTCCGGCGCGGGCGCGGGGAACCAGGGCTTCAAGAAGGCCTTCCTCACGTGGCGTCTCAACAAGGTCGAGGTGGAGGTCTCCGGCCTCGCCCAGGCGATCGGCGACAACGGCGGCATGATCGTGCCGGCGCTGCGCACCGAACTCGACCTGGGTCTCTCGGACGTGCGCGGGAACATCAACTCCCAGCTCATGTCCGACGGCACCGGCAACTCCGGCAAGGACATCACCGGGCTGTTCGCGGCGATCGCCGACACCGGCACCTATGCCGGCATGGACCGCGGCACCTACACCTGGTGGAAGTCCTACGTCAACGCCAACGGCGGCACTCCGCGGAACCTCTCCGAGGACCTGGTGCGCACGGTCAAGTCCATGGTCGAGGCGCGGGGCGGGCGGGTCACCGCCATCTACGCCGGCTCGACCCAGTGGTACAAGTACGGCGACCTGCTGCGGGCCGAGCGCCGCCAGCAGAATCCCACCTCCCTGACCGGCGGCTACCAGGCGCTGGACTTCGAGGGCGTGCCTCTGATCAAGGTGCCGGGCTATCCCCAGACCCGCATGGACTTCGTGGACGAAGCTCTCCTCGAGTACGTGGTGCTCAAGGACTTCGAGGCCAAGCCCATGGCCAAGACCAAGGACTCGGACGTGATCTGGATCACTCACTACAGCCAGCTCGTTTGCCGCAACCCGTACCGCATGGGTTCGCTGCAGGACCTGGCGGCGTAGGCGGAGGTGACCGATGACCGTTGCCCGGATCATCTCTGACTGTCGTGACGGGCGCAAGATCGCCCGGGGCGTGACCTCAGTCACGGGGTCGGCCGCGAACATCGCCACCGGACTGTCGCAGGTGGAGGACGTGATCATCTCCATCAAGCGTTCGACTGCCCCAGCCCTGGAGGTCGCGCTGGTGACCTGGGCGTTGGGCGCGGCCGCGGGCCAGATCAACCTCTACTGCTGGAAGCCCACCGCGGCCAACGACTGCACGCTGATCGCGGCCACGGTCGCGGTTGACGTGGAGTGGCTGGCGATCGGCAAGTGACTGGACGGGGCCGGTCACCATGGCCGGCCCCATTCACCTGATGGAGGAACACATGCGAACCGAGAATGCCCAGCCCAACGCGGGTGAGGGCGATGCGAGGGAAGCGGAGGCATTTGCCCCGGCACAGGAGAGTCCGGTAGCGACGGCGACCGCGCCACCGGCTGCTCCCAAGCGCGTCGGGAAGCTCACCGCGATGCTGGCGCTGGAGGAGCCGGCCCGCACGGAGGCCCTGGAGAAGGCCGCGACCGCAGGCCTCACGGTGAACCTGTGCAGCAAGACGGGGGAGGCCGTGCGCTGGCGGTATGGCGAGCACGTGCTGGTGGTGCCGCCGGAGCCAAAGCCATTCGCGGCGGCCCATGCCATTCACCTGCTCTTCTGCGCGCCGCACCTGGTGGAGGAAGTAGAGGACTGAACGGTGGCCGTAGATGCCGCGGTCGGCGGCGCCAGCAGCAACAGCTACGTGACGCTTGAGGAGGCCAACACCTACCTCGGCGAGCGGCTGCATGCTGACGCGTGGGCAAGCGCCTCGGACTCCGACAAGGAGAAGGCGCTGCTCACCGCCTGCCGTCACGTCGAGCAACTCCGCTACTGGGATGGGAACCGGCCTGCGTTCACGGACCCGCGCCAGCGACTCACCTTCCCGCGGGCACAGGACACCGATGCCGATGGCGCCTTCATCATCCCTCACCCGGTGAAGGACGCGCAGTGCGAGGAGGCGCTGGCGCTGCTGGCGCGAGGGGCCGAGCAGGAGAGGCGGCGCGCGCTGCAGGCCTCGGGGGTGAAGAGCTTTGCCGTGGACGGGCTGAGCGAGAGCTACGAGTCCGGCACTGACCGGCAGGTGCTGCTGAGCGCGGAGGCGCGAAATCTGCTCGCCGGCTACATCAGCAAGGCAGGAGTGATCGCGACCTCCGACGCTGCGACTGGCGAGTGGTCTCCGGGATCCCGACCGTGATCGAGAGCTACCTGGCTCAGGACTTGTGGCGTAGGGCGCTCACCGGCAAGGACGGCTATGGGCAGCCGACTTTCGGTGTGCCGTCTCAGATCAAGGGCCGTTGGCTGGAGAAGCGCCGCCTGGTGCGCAACGCCGAAGGCGAGCAGGTGATCTCGGAAGTGACTGTGACGCTAGCGCTGGACGAGGAGATCGCGGTTGGAGATCAGCTCTCCTCGGACGGCTCGGTTTACCTGACTGTGATAGCCGTTTCCGTCTCTCGCGGACTGGGAGGCGAGGCGGCTGTGAAGCGGGCTTACCTGTAGCCCGGCCCGCCTGAGGCGGGCAAGAAAGGAACGACGATGCCCCTGTGGTTCTTCAAGCTGTTCGGTTGGGCGCTCGCCCTGGGCGAGCTGTTCTCTGGCCTCAAGGCGGTGAAGGCGAAGGCCCCGGAGACTTCGGTGGATGACTACACCGAGGCGGCCGCGACAGTGCTGGCTCAGCCTGAGGTGGGGGCATGGTTGGAGCGAGTCGAGGCCAGGTACGGCGCGGGCAAAGCGGAGGCGGTCCGGGGCGAGCTTCCGTTCGCGCTCTGGCTGATTGACTACACCACCGAGCGCTGATCCGGGCATGGCCCGCCTCACCACCATCAGGCGCGGCAAGTACGGGATCGAGTTCCGCGGCATCGCGGAACTCACCCGGCAGCTCGCCCGCGAGGGCGAGGTGTGGCAGCGCGTCCAGCAGGCCGCGGTGGACGGCATGGTCGAGAACACCGAGGACCTGCTTGGTCGCTCCATGCGCGACGCGCCGGTGGATGAGGGAACGCTGCGGGCGAGCGGCAGCGCAGCGGTGTATGCGAACGGGCGCGCGGTCGCCCGCCGCGGGTTTCGGGAGGTCGCAGACCAGCCCGAAGCCCCGGAGATGGTGAGCCGGCCGGTGCGCGAGGGCGGTCTGGGGGACGCGGTCGTGGGCGAGGTCGGCTTCAACACTCCCTACGCGCTGGTGCAGCACGAGCGCCTGGACTTCGACCATCCCAAGGGCGGCAAGGCCAAGTACCTGGAGGACAACCTCACCCAGCAGGCCGACCGGTACCAGGACAACCTGGCCGACCATCTGCGAGGTGCGCTGAGATGATTCTGCTTCGCCGAGGCTACGCAGAACATGGGCCTGCTCGTTGACCAGCTAGCAGCCTACCTGGCGACTCAGGGCGAGGGAACGGTGGGGACGGATCTCTTCAAGCTCCATCGCCCCTCCTCCCCGCTGGCCAGCGTGAGCCTGCATGCCACCGGCGGCTACCCGCCCGACGGCTACACCGAGCGGGAGCGGCCGACGGTCATGCTGTTCGCACGGGCTGCCACGCCTGACGCCGCGCTGCGGAAGGCCTATAGCCTCTACCGCAAGCTGCACGGCAAGCAGAACCTCGATCTCGGCGGAGGCCTGTGGGCTCTGACCATCGAGGCGGTTGCGAGTCCGGCCTATGTGGGCACGGAGCAGGCGGCGAATGCGACCGCGCACCTCGCTTCATTCAACATCGCCCTCGACCTGAGGACCGCGTCCTCATAAACGAGGGCCATAGGAGAAACTGACGTGGCAACCATCACGGACGTGAAGCCCGCCCAGGGGAAGCTGGGCGACACCATCACCATCATCGGCACCGGGTTCCAGGACGCGCCCAACGAGTCCAAGGTCTACAAGCGCAAGCACGGCGACGCGACGTGGGACGTGGTGGACGCAGCGAACGTCACCTACGTCTCGGCGACGGAGCTGACCGTGGCGCTGGCGGCCGGCGACTCCTGGGATGCGGGCATCAACGACATCGGCGTGTCGGACTCCGGGGATTCCACACCGGACGGCTCCATCGCGCAGGCGTTGTTCTTCTACATCGCCGGGACCTATGACCCCAACGCGGTGATCAAGGGCGCGGCGGAGGCGCTCTACATCGCCGGGCGGTTCATGGGTCACTGCCACGGCGCGCTGGAGATCGAGCACGGGGTGGAGACCTCGGACATCGAGGTGAACGAGTCCCTGCTGCCGGTGCGCACCATCAAGACGGGCGAGACCTTCTCGCTCACCGTGCCGCTGGCCGAAGTCACTCTCGAGAACCTCAAAGACGTGTGGGGAGTCTCCGCGGAGATCACCGATGAAGGGACAGGGCGGCGCCGGCTCACCTTCGGCGGGGACACCGCGATCACCGAGAAGCCGGTGATGGTGATTCTGCCCGCGGGCAGCGGGAAGAAGTGGGCGGTCACCTTCTACCGCTGCGCCATCGTCGCGCCCGGGACGCTTTCCTGGAACCGCGACGACCAGGTGGACCTGCCCCTGCACATCACCATCCTCGCCGACACCAGTCGCGCGGTGGGTGATCAGGTCGGGCGAGTGGAGGAGTACGCGGCATGACGGGACCGACACCTGATGACGTGATCATGCCCCAGGAGCGCCGCTTCCTGGTGGGAGAGCGGGAGATCGTGGTGCGGCCCCTGGTGATCGGCGACTACGAGCGAGTGGCCGCCGACCTGGGGGCCATCGCGCAGCGGATCATCAAGGAGCACCCGGAGATCGAGCTCACCCGGCTTGACGAGCACCTGGAGGCGCTCTTCCCCATCATCGCCGAGTGGCTGGGGCGCATCCTGGAGCGACTCTTCGGCGTTGAGGAGAGCTACCTGAAGGAGCACCTGACGCTGGCGCAGGCTACCGAGATCGTGGCCGCCGCGCTGGAGGTCAACCAGCTCCCGGTGATCCGGGGAAACCTGAGGCGCGCCCTCCAGGTAGCGAAGGCCACAGCGACCTCGTAGACCGAGATCGCGGCTGGGCGGGCGCGTTCGATATCTTGCAGAGCGAGTACGGGTGGACGCACGAGTACGTGCTCTGGCACGTGACACCCGCGCAGGCGCTGGTGTGGTCGGACTGCATCCGGCGCCGTCGTGCGTTGCGGATGGCGGAGGAGATGGAGATCTCATACATTGCAGCCGGTGCGGCGCAGGGAGGCAAGAAGGCCTTCGGTGCGCTGCGGTCCGCGGTGCGCAGGCTGCGCAGAGAAGCGGGGGTCGAGAAGCCGATAGACGCAGAGCAGTTGATCGAGTCATTGGGGCTCACTGACCGGAGAGGACGATGACGGTCGGCGCAATCGTAGCCCAGCTTCGCCTCGACATGACCAACTTCCGCGAGGGGCTGGTCAAGGCCAACTCGCTACTGGAGCAGTATGCCGACCAGGCCGGGCGCGCCGCAACCGTGCTGGGCGGCCTGGCTGCCGCCGCGGCCGGCGGGGCGACCGTGGCGGTGAAGATGGCCTCGGAGATGGAGTCGGCCCTCAGCGGCATGAACAAGGTGCTCAAGCTGAGCGAGGCCGATCTGGAGGCCGTCGCCGAGCAGCTCCACGCGCTCGCCCGTGCCACGGGGATCGAGGATGAAGTCCTCTCCCAGGCCCTCGCCAACATCGCCAAGGCCGGCGTCACCGGGGCCGATGGCATGCGGGTGCTGGAATCGGCCACCAGGGCGGCGGTGGCGGGAGGGGCGGAGATGGCGACGGTCGCCGACTCCCTGGTCTCGGTGCTGCGCGCCTACAACCTCAACGCCTCCGAGTCGGGCAAGGTCACCGACATCCTCTATCAGGCCAGCCTCAAGGGGCGCATGACCTTCCAGGAACTGATGTCCGCGATCAAGGGGGTGGTCCCCATCGCCTCCCAGCTCGGGGTGGGCTACGACCAGCTGGCGGCAGCGCTCGCCACCATGACCACGGTGGGCTATGACGCCGAGAACAGCCTGATGGGGCTGAACATGGTCATGGTCCGGCTCACCAACCCCAGCGCGCAGCTGAAGACGGCGCTCCAGGCGGCCGGCTATGCCTCCGGGCAGGCGCTGATCCAGGCGAAGGGGTTCGCGGGGGCCATCGAGTTCATCACCAAGGCCGCGGGAGATGATGAGCAGGCGATGATCCAGATGGCAGGCGGGGCCAGGGCCTACAAGGCGGTGGCCGCGCTGGCCGCCAACGGTGGCGCGCTCTTCGCCCAGAAGCTGCAGGAGCTGTCCGCCTCGGCAGGCTCGGTGAACCAGGCCTTCGCTCAGACCGAGCAGACCTTCCGCATGCAGTGGTCTCAGTTCATCGTCACCACCAGGCAGGCGGGAGAGGAGGTGGGCAATCTCCTGCTGCCCGCGCTCACCTTGCTGGTGCGAGTGCTGCGGTCGATAGGCACCGCCGTGAAGACCGCCGCCGAAGCGGTGCCCATGCTGCGAGCGCTGGCGGTGGCGGCCGCGGCCACTGGGGCGGCTCTGGCCGGCTTGACTGCCGCCTTCATCGTCTACAACACCCAGATCAAGGCCTCCATCCCGGCGATGCTGGGGCTGGTATCGGCGATGCGCCAGACCCTGGGCGCGCTGGCGATGACCCAGGTCCAGGTGTCCGCGATGGCACCGAGCTTTGCCAGCGTGTCCACGGCCGCGAAGGGATTGTGGGCGACGCTGCAGGCCCCGGCGCCGGCCACTCTCGGTTACGGGGCGATCATCGCCGCGATCTACGCCTTCACCGTGGCGGTGATGAAGGCCACCGATGAGAGCAACCGCCTCAACGATCAGCTGATGGACCTATACCAGCGGGCGGAGAAGGTCGGGGCCGCGCTTCCGGCCGACGCCCTCAACAACCTCCGGCCCAGCCAGGCGCAGTTCTTCTTCTCCAGCCTGCGGGAGTCGTTCGGCCTGGAGGCCATCGACCAGGTGAAGATGTGGCGTGAGCAGGTGGGGATGGCCGCGGGAGAGGTGGAGCAGGCGGAGCGGCGCCAACGCGCCGCGGCCGAGCAGACTGCGGAGGTGCGCAGGCGCCTGGATGAGAGCAACAAGACCGCGCTCCAGAATCGCCTCAATGAGATTGAGAAGGAGCGCCAGGCGCGCATCAGGGCCGGCGTGAATGAGCGCCTCGCCAATGAGCTCGCCGAGCAGGAGCGCGTCGCCGCCCGCCAGCAGGCGAACGCGGAGATGCTCAAGCTGGAGGCCCAACTGCTGGAGGCGGAGGGCAAGACACACGAGGCGCGGGTGAAGGCGATCATCGCCGAGGCCGAGGAGTGGCGGCAGCAGAACGAACAGAAGCTCGGCAAGGAGAAGGCGGCGGAGGCGGCCGAGCGACTGAAGCGGGCGAAGCTGATCCAGTTGGAGCGTGAGGAGGCCGAGGAGCGCGCCAAGGCCTTCGAGGAATCGGCCGGGCGGATCGTCACCAGTTGGGTCAACGCGGTCGAGACGATGCGCCAGGCCGACCAGCTCTCGACTTCCGAGTACCTGAGCCAACTGAGCAAGGTACTGGACCTGATCCGCCAGATGAATGCGGCCCGCGCGGCCGCCGGCCAGAGCCGCCTCTTCGAGCAGGACGAGATGCGCCTCGCCCAGACCGTCTTCTCCGAGCGCAAGCGCATGCAGCAGGAGCTGGAGGCCGGGGAGAAGCGGCTGGCGGATGAGCGCAAGCAGTGGGTGCAGGAGGAACGGAGCCAGCGCCAGCGGCTCCATGAGTACGAGCTGTCGCTGATTGACCTCACCTTCCAGCACAAGCGCGACCTGGCGCGCATCAGCGGCCAGGATGATGAGGAGACCTCGGCGCGCGTCGCGCAGGAGGAGCTGGCCGCGCTGCAGCAGCGGCGAGCGGAAGAGCAACTCAGCGCGCAGGAACGGCTGGACTCGCTGGAGCGGGAGCGCCAGCTCATCCTGGAGACCGCACAGGCCGGCGTCATGCCCCAAGGGGACGCGAGCAAGGCCCTGGGCGCGGTGTTCCAGGAGATGCAGTCAGCCCGCAACGAGATCGTCGACCAGGAGAGGGCCGCCTTCGACGAGCGCCGCAAGCAGCACGAGGAGACGCTCAAGCAGCTCCAGGCAGAGCAGAGGACGCTGCGCGATCAGCTCTCAGAGACGGGGGGCCGGATCACCCAGGTGGCGCAGTCGGTTTTCGATCTCCTCGAACGCCGCATCAAGGCCCTCGGAACCATCAAGCTGGAGCCGGCCTTCGCGGGCGCGCTGCCCGGCCCAGGCGGGGGCGGCCGCGTCATCAACCTGTACCTCAACGGCCAGCGGGTGGGAGGCAGCGCCGATATCGGCCGCATCGCCGATCAGCTCGCCGAGATGCTGGAGAGGGAGGTCACGTATGCGCGGGGCTGAGCCGGCGACGTCGTCAGTAGGCTTTGCTGCGGTGAAGCACATGAAGGATGCGTACAACGCCGGCGGCGTCATCGATGTCGTAGAGAATGCGCCAGTCGCCGACGCGCACACGCCAAGTCCGGGAAGCACGGTCACGGAGCAAGCGGCAGCCGGGTGGGCGGGGGTTCTCACGAAGAGCGCGGATTGCCGCGAAAACCCGCTCTGCCACCTCCGAGGAAAGGCGATCCGCTTCGCGATCGGCGGCGGCCGAGAAGACTACGCGCAT